CTGAAAACGGTTTATTCCTGAGAGTCATTGCCTGGTTCGCCGGAGTTACAGCAGGATTGGCATTGATATTCGGATTGTGGGCGACTAGGTATGAGTATCTGTTCGCCGCTTCACAGGATGGTTGGTTTTTGATTCCTTTGTTTATCATGTTCGCGTTTATTGCAGTAATACTAATCACATGGGGAATCTGTCGGGCAAAGAGCGAGAAATGAAACTAGCAAAGATATGCAAGCAACCACATTGCAGGGAATTGGCATATAGCGGAGCATACTGCGATAAGCACCGCCGGGAAAGAGGAAGAAACAAAACAAGGACAGAATGGCATCACATGTACAACAATGTGCGGTGGCGCAAGGCAAGTAGGGCATTCTTAGTGAGGCGTTATGACTGTGCAACATGTGGTGGTGTAGCAAATCAAGTAGACCATATCATCCCACACAAGGGGTGCGCGGTATTGTTTTGGAACATGAGTAATTGGCAACCGTTATGTCAGAAATGTCATAGTGAAAAGACCTGGAGGGAGAACAATGGATAATAGAACGAAGGCTGAACTCAAGCGAGATGTTGAAGAACTGTTAAATGAGAGAGCGTGGCTGAAGGGTGGTATAAGAATTATAAAGAAACACTTAAATGAAACGGCAGAGATGTTCAGAAGTGGCATGGCTGAAGACAGTCAACACAATAACGGAATCAAGGCAACTGTTGACCACTTCATCCGAGTAGTCAATGAGCGATTAACAGATAAGCACGAGACACCAATAGAGCCGATAGACAAGCCGTGCGATATATTCATATTCGACAAACGGAGCACGAGCGGAAGAGAAAGAGTAAAACCAACGTAAAGACATCTAACAAATAAACCATATACACTAAACACCTATACAGAAACACTTACCTGAACACTCCAAGAACCACCCCCCACCATCCGAAAGTTTTCAATCATCTCGCTGTAAACCCCCCAAGCCGTTTTGCGTGTGGAAAAATCCAGAAATGCCGTGAGCGATGCCCGGGGTGGTTTGGTGGGGTCGTGGGGCGGACATCGGGCAATCTAGTGGGAAAACAGGGCAAAAGGGAGATGCGAATGGGGGGAAGAACACCGAAACCTGCTGATGCAACGACAGGCAATCATCTGCCCGGCGACCTTGAAAAACGCAGAGCCGCCGAGCCACAAATAGAGTTTGATGAAAAAGACTTTGTGCCACCCGAGGAATTAGATGAAGTGGCTAGGGAGCATTGGTTAGAACAGGTTGAAATCTTCAAGCGGTTTAGAGGGAACATTGTCAATGTTGCTGACAGGAGGCTATTACAAATCTTGTGTGAATGTTGGAGTGACAAGATTTACTATGACGATGAAATAAAGAGCATACGAAAGCAGTTGGCAGAAAAGCCTGAAAGTACAAAGGAACTGTACGCACAAGAAAGCAAGTATTGCGGTATGCGTGAAAAAGTGAGAGCAAACTATATTTCAACCTGTGACAGATTGCAGTTAAGCCCGACAAGTAGGGCAAGGATAGGAAAAGGTCGGGCGGATAATCCTGAAGACGACAATTTCTTTTGATGTACTGGAGGACGTAAATGGCGAAAGCAGTTTTTAACAGAAACCATCCAACGCACAAATATGCTCTAGACATAATCGACAAGAAGATTGTTGCAGGAGAGTTAGAAATACTCGCCGCAAAGCGTCACATCAGAGACCTTGAGCGACAAGGGAAGAACTATGATTATGTATTCGACCACACAAGGGCTGAAAGGATATTTAAGTTTTTTGAAATGTGCTTTGATGTGGAACGTAATGAATATTACAAATTGTTGCCCCACCAGTATTTCGACTTTGGTTTGCAGTTTGGGTGGGTACACAAGGAAACAGGTATCTACAGATTCGTTACGACTTACAAGCAACAGGCGAAGGGAAATGCAAAGACAAGCGAGTGTGCAATCAAGGGATTATATAAGCTGATAGCAGAAAGGGTATATAAACCGTTTGATGTTGATAATTTCAGACGCATTCACAATTCGCAGATATACATGGGGGCAGTTGACAAAACGCAGGTAGATGAATTGCGCGAACCTATGGTTGCTATTGCTAAGAACTCGCCGAAGATAAAGCCATTTGTAGATGCGAAGAAAACATATATACGTGGTGCGAAATTTGGAGGGCGAATTATCGTCTTGTCAAAAAGCCCTGCCAACAAGCATGGGTCAAAGCCAGACTATATCATCATTGATGAATATGCGAGTCACCCTAACGACAATGTTGTCTCGGCATTGAATCTTGGTAAAAAAGAACAGGCACAAAAGGACATTATAACAACCGCAGGTGATTGGCTTGAAACCAACCCTGCAAAGAAAGAATACAACTATGCAAAAATGGTGCTTAGAGATGAGGTGCGAGATGAACGCTATCTTGCAATCATACGCCAACAAGACAATGAAGACGAGATGCACGACCCAAACACGTGGGCAAAGAGTAGCCCAATGTTGCGATACATTGGGAAGGAGAAGTATGCAAGCACCCTATTTGATGCGATAAAGGACGAATACAAAAAAGCAGTTGATTATCGAGATTTGGAGGCGCAACGGAAATTCAAGATATTTCGCATGAATCTCTGGCAAGAGGGAGCGGTAAACAGTTACTTGAAAAGCCACGAATTAAAACTACTTGATGAATGTATGGTAAGCAAAGACGAGTTTAGCAAACTTATACATGGCAAAAAAAAAGTAACAGGATTTGACTTTTCGGCAAGGCGCGACTTGACAGCAGGTGGTGATGTGTTTTTGCTAGATGATGGCAGGCTCGCGATTGATGCGTTTGGATATATGCCAGTCGAAACAATGAAACGGCAAGAACTGACAGACCGTGTGCCGTATGGCGATTGGGCAAAAGCAGGTTGGTTAGAATTAACGAACTATCCTGTGACTAACAAGGAAGAGTTTGCACACATAGTTTGCAGACGCACGAGAGAACGAGAAAACGAAATCAAGGAGATTACTTATGACAAGTATTTTGCGTATGACCTGATTGTTGATTTTATTGATGGAAAGTATGACGACTTGGGGGCAGGAAACTTCAGCGAGAATAATGTCATTGAAATACCACAGAATGTTAGAGCATTGCACACACCGACAACAATGTTGCGCGACTATATCATTCAAAAGAAAATTGTGTGGAACGGCAACCCATTGTTGAAATGGTGTTTTGTGAATGCGTTTGAATTCAAAACACAGACAGGCGACTTGATAAAGATTATGAAAGAGAGCAAGACAAGTAACAAAAGGATTGACTTGCTAGCGGCAGTTATAAATGCAATCGCAAGATGCGAAAGCTTGAAAGCAGAAGCATGGATAGACCGTATGGCAACGGCGGAAGAATTTTTTTAAGGAGAGAGCATGAAAATTCTAGGCATCAATTTTGGCAGACGAAAGTTGTCGCCAAGAAACACTATCATTGACCCCGAAACCTATGTGTCGGGGTTTTTAGATGGGTTGAATGATGGCAAGGACAGGAGCATGAAGATAGCGACTGTATTCAGGTGTATTGACTTACTTAGCGACTATTTGTCTATGCTGCCGTTTTTCGTAACAGACGCGAGGACAAGGGCGAAGTTGGATGATAACACGATACGACAGATACTCTATCTTTTGAACTCGCGCCCGAACCAATGCATGACTCCGCGCGACTTTTTGAAATGCCTAGAGAAAGACCGGTTACAAGAGGGTAACGGATACGCTGAAATTGTAACAGCAGGGAACGGTACGATTACAAGCCTTGAGTACATACCTGCGCATAAGGTTACAATGCGAAAGACTGAACTTTTCAATGGTGAATATGTTTATGACATCTCAGATGACTATGGGATAAGAACCTTGCTAAGCGGCGAGATATTGCATTTCAAGGGCATTAGCGATGACGGCATCAAGGGCAAATCTGTACTGACTTATGCGCGTGAAACGATTGATGCAATGACATATCAAGAGAAATTTTCAAAGACGTTCTATGAGTCTGGCGGCAGACCAAGTGGGATATTGTCTTATGAGACAGACTTGGCAACTGTTGCAATTAAACGGAATCCTGAAGACAAACACGGAACAGAGTTGCGAGATGTTTTACGCAATGCATTTCAAAAGCAAGTTGGTGGAGCAGGAAATGCAGGCAAGGTGGCTATCACAGACATGGGGTCGAAGTATACCCCCATTCAACCAATGAGCCAAAGAGACATGGCTTTTGTCGAGAGCAAAGAGATTAGCATCGCTGATATTGCAAGATTCTTTGGTGTGCCACTTTATCTGTTATTCACAGGCAAGGAAAGTTACCAGAGCAACGAGCAAAACAAGATTGCTTTTGTTACTGATAAGATTACTCCGATTATTACAGGGTATGAGCAAGAATTATCTTTCAAACTCTTTGCGCCGGGAAGGCTTCGTGGCGGTATTAGCGTGAAAGGCAATTTGAATGTGCTATTGCGTGGAGATTACAATACACGAACTAACGGATATCAGAGAATGCGAAACATTGGAGCAATGAGCGTCAACGAAATCCGCCGATTAGAAGACATGGAAGATGTACCAGGTGGAGATGAGAGATTAGCAAGTCTTAATTTCGTTCCGCTGTCGGACTTCAAGGAATTGAGCAGAAAGCGGAATGGGCTGAAGAGAGAGCCACAAGGAGAAGATTAAAAATGAGAATTGCAAAATTTTTGAACATTGCAAAAAGCGAAAAGGCTATTGACATATACCTGAATGGAGAAATCTGTTCTAACGACAACAAATTTATGTACGACTTGTTTGATATTGAAAGCACAGACCCAAATTCACTTGCTCAGCAACTCAAGGAGGCAGGAGAAAAGCCATTGACACTTCACATCAATTCAGTTGGCGGTGATTTGTTTGCAGGAATGAGCATGTACTCTCTCATCAAGAATTATCCCGGTGAAACGACTGCTATTGTGGACAGTATCTGTGCAAGTGCTGCGACTCTCCCTATGGTTGCATGTGACAAAGTAGTTATGCAAGCACCAAGTACGATAATGATTCATTGCGCGATGATGGGAACATGGGGAAACAAGAAAGAGCTTGAAAAAGACATTAAAGCCCTTGAGAGCTTGGACAATTCTATTGCGAATGCTTATGAAGCAAAAACAGGTCTTGACCGCAAAGAGATATTAAAACTCATGGAAGCCGAAACATGGCTAGACAGTAAAA